CATTGTGACTAATTTGTCTTGTCCTAAGTGTGGAGCTTTCCACGAAGTAACTTGGAATCATGGAGAACAATATGAACTCGACAGCTGAAGATGTAGATAGAAGAGTACACGCTAGGCTTAAAGCTATTGAAGAAGGTAAAGCTAGGAAAGCAGAGCTACAAAGAGTAGAGAAACAAATAGCATTAGAGACACAGATAGGTGGTAACCATTACAACAGTATGAAGATACAACCTATTGAATACACCATGGCTAATGAGATGAACCCATTGCAGCACACAGTCATTAAGTATGTGTCTCGTTATAAAAAGAAGAATGGCATAGAAGATTTAAAGAAAGCTATACACAGCTTGGAACTACTAATTCAATTTGAGGAGAACAAATAATGTATGAGTTTGTATTGCTAGTAAGTTTTATAGGAGACCTACATATAGAGCACGAAGTATATGCAGGTAATTTCAATAGCTGTGTAGAAGCAGTTGAGTATGCAGAGGAACAATACTCTACTAAAAATAATTGGACAGGATATAGATGTCTACATGAGGACTACCTATATCTTCCTGAGAACTTTGAATTAATAAGGCACAGTCACGATGAGTGATGGAGGAAAAGGTAGTAGACGAAGACCTACTAATGAACAGAAGTATCAAGATAACTACGACAAAATATTTAAGAAGGAAGACAATGAACAAACCAAGCCTACGAGCACAGCTCATAACAAGAAGAACTTACAACAGACCCAAAAGCGTAGACGAATCATCTCACGAGTCGTGGGAAGAAACAGTAGATAGAGTCATAGATCATCAAAGATGGCTATGGCAAAGAGAAGGAACTGTTGATGAAGTAGAACTAGAAGAGCTAAGACAACTTATGTTAGACCGTAAGATGTCAGTGTCAGGTAGAACCTTGTGGCTTGGTGGTACTAACGTAGCTAAGAAGAGAGAAGCTAGTCAATTTAATTGTAGCTTTACTCATGTTGAATCAGTGTATGACATTGTAGATATCTTATGGTTATTACTACAAGGCTGTGGTGTAGGCTTCCGCCCTATTGTAGGTAACCTTAATGGTTTTGTTAAACCTATTGAAGACATAGAAGTTATTAGATCTACTCGTACTACTAAAGGTGGTAAAGAAGAGAACACTGAAACCTGGAATAAGAAAACTAAAGTGTGGAAGATACAGGTAGGTGATAGTGCAGAAGCATGGGCTAAGTCTATCGGTAAGTTACTAGCAGGTAAGTATCCAGCTGAGAAATTAATCTTAGACTTCTCACAGATAAGACCAGCAGGTGAAAGACTTAAAGGTTATGGATGGATAAGCTCAGGTGATGAAGCTATTGCCAAAGCTTACTTAGCTATCTGTAAGATAATGAGTAGAAGAGCTGGGTCATTACTATCTCGTATGGATATATTAGATATAGTTAATTGGCTAGGTACAGTTCTATCATCAAGACGTTCAGCAGAGATAGCTTTGTTCTCTTATGATGAACCTGAGTGGGAAGAGTTTGCAGTAGCCAAAAGAAATTTCTGGGAAAAAAATATTCAGAGAGCACAGTCTAACAATTCTCTATTGTTCAAAGCTAAACCTAGTAAGTCTGAATTAGAACATATCTTTAAACTCATGGTGGACTCAGGTGGTAGTGAGCCTGGCTTCATTAATCAAACAGCAGCAACAGCTAGAGCACCTTGGTTCAAAGGAGCTAACCCTTGTGCCGAGATCCTCTTAGGTAACAAGTCCTTCTGTAACTTAGTGGAGATTGACATTGGAAAATTTAAAGGGAATGCTACAGGACTTGAACGTGCTGCTTACCTCGCAGCCAGATGTAATTACAGACAGACCTGCGTTAACCTTAATGACGGGGTACTCCAAGAAGCATGGGATCAGAGCAATCGTTTCCTTAGGTTGTGTGGGGTGGGTATCACTGGTATTGCCAAACGGGGAGATATGTCACCGTATGACTTTGCCTCCCTCCAACGAGCAGCAACAGCAGGGGCTTATTCAATGGCTTCAGAACTGGGGCTTCCACGACCTAAGAATGTTACAACTGTAAAACCTAGTGGAACTTTATCTAAGATAATGGATACAACTGAAGGGGTACATAAACCTTTAGGTAAATACATATTCAATAACATTAACTTCAGTAAGCATGATCCTCTATTAGATAAGTGTAGAGCTGCAGGTTACCATGTCTTTGATAACCCTAATGACCCTGATGGTACGCTTGTTAAGTTCCCTGTTAAATGGGATGACGTTGAGTTTGATAATGTTGATGGTAAAGAAGTAAACCTTGAGTCAGCTCTAGCACAACTAGAGAGATACAAGATGATACAGACTAACTACTGTCAACAGAATGTATCTTGTACTGTCAGCTATTCAGTTGAAGAAGTACCTGAGATTATAGATTGGCTGTTAGAAAATTGGGACATCTATGTAGGAGTTTCATTCCTATTTAGAGCTGACCCTACTAAGACAGCTGAAGATCTAGGTTACCTATACTTACCACAAGAGGTAGTAAGCCAGGAAGTATGGGAAGAATATGCTAACAACTTACAAGAAATCATACTTGATGAACAAGATTCTAAAGGAGACATAGAGTCACAAGAGTGTGAAGGTGGGGCTTGTCCTGTTAAATAACAGGCAGACCCCCACGACTAGGAGATATATTACATGAAGATTCCAACGTATGCTATTGATTTAATTGAAGAACTAGATAAATCTTATCCTAATAAACATCCTAACCTCTCTGATTCTGAAAGAGAGGTATGGTTTAAAGCAGGACAAAGGTCTGTTGTAGATGCTTTGAAGTCAATAGCCGAAGACCAACAACAAGAGGGTGAACTCCCTCAACTATTAAACAAGGATAAATAATTATGTGCGGATCACTACTAGCACCTAAGGCTCCAGCTATGCCTACAGCTCCTGCACCTGTTGCAGTTGAGTCAGGAGTAGACATCATTGAAGAAAATCCAGAACCACAATTCCAAGCAGGTTCTGAGATAGATGAGATGGATGCTATGGATGCAACCCAAGGAACAAAGAAATTACAAACACATTCTAAAACTGATACAGGATTAGCAATACCATTATAAGGAATTAAATTATGGAAGAAGAAGGAAAGTATAAAGGCTCTACCTGCTCAGGTTTATATGGTAAGTTAGAATCTCAGCGTTCAGCTTTCTTACAGAGAGCAAGAGAATGTTCTGAATACACTATACCTACCCTAATACCACCTAATGTAGAAGGCGGAGCTCACAAGTTTCCTACTCCATATCAAGGGGTTGGAGCAAGAGGAGTAAACAACATAGCTAGTAAATTACTATTAGCTTTACTACCTGCTAACCAATCATTCTTTAGATTGTCTGTTGATAATAAAGTATTAGATGAACTTGGAGCAGCTAGGGGTGATGCTGAGAAAGCTCTGGTTGAGATAGAACAAAGAGTATTAAAAGAAGTTAATGCATCACAAGTAAGAGTTAAAGTATTTGAAGCTCTTAAACATTTGATAGTAGGTGGTAACACATTATTGTATCTACCTCCTAATGAGAATACATTAAAGGTATATCCATTAAGTAGATATGTAGTTGATAGAGATGCAACAGGTAATGTCTTACATATTATTACTAAAGAAGATGTCAATGTAGATACATTAGATCAAAGTATATTAGATGAAATAGAAATACCTGATGATAACAATGAAGACATTTCTATATTCACACATGTTAAATGGACAGGTAAGAACTGGTCTGTTGAACAAGAGATTGAAGGTCAAGTATTAGAATCAACTAAGACTACTTATGCTAAAGATAAGTGTCCATTCATGGCACTACGTCTTATCGTAGTTGATGGTGAAGCCTATGGTCGTTCATACGTTGAAGAATACCTGGGAGATATTAAGTCATTAGAAGGATTAACCAAAGCTATTGTAGAGGGATCTGCAGCTATGGCTAAGCTTCTAATATTTGTTTCACCTAATGGAACTACTCGTAAGCGTACAGTTGCAGAAGCAGCTAACCTAGCAGTAGTCGAAGGAAACGCACAAGATGTCACAGCTTTTAGATTGG